TCAGGAGACCGCGCGATGACGCCCGAGCAGCGCGCCGCCGTCGTCGCCGAGGCGCGGACCTGGCTGGGCACGCCCTTCCATCACCTGGCGCGCGTCAAGGGCGCGGGTGTCGATTGTGCGCAGATCATCATCGCCGTCTATCACGCCTGCGGACTGATCCCCGACATCGATACCGGCTACTACCCGCCCGACTGGCATTTCCATCGCCACGACGAGCTGTACCGGCAGTGGATTGAGCAGTATTGCGACCCGACCGACGATCCGCAGCCGGGCGACATCGCGCTGTTCCATTTCGGAAATTGCGACAGCCATGGCGCGATCGTGATCGCCTGGCCGACGGTGCTGCATGCCTTCTTTCGGCGCAAGGTCGGCACCGCCGATGCGCTGGTCGATGTCGAGCTGGCCGGCCGGCTGGCCGGCTTCTGGACGCTGAAGGAGCCGCAGCCATGAGCGGCCTGTTCGGGGGCGGCGGCACCACGATCAGCACGGTCGATCCGATTGCGGCCGGCCTGCGCATCCAGACTTCGGCCTACGGGCTGGCGCTGCCGCTGGTGTATGGCCGCACGCGCATTCCCGGCAACCTGATGTGGTACGGCGACTTCACGCCGATCGCGCACACCGAGACCACCAGCAGCGGCGGGGGCGGCAAGGGCGGCGGCGGCGAAGTCAGCAGCTCGCACACCACCTACACCTACACGGCCGCCTTTGCGCTCGGCCTCGGCGAGGGGCCGTTCACCGCGATCCACGCCTTCTGGCGCGACAAGGATTTTGTCGCCGATGCGTCCAGCGTCTTCACCATCAAGCTCGGCACCTACCCGCAGACGGTGTGGAGTCACCTGAGCAGCAATCATCCGGCCGAGGCCGTGCCCTACCAGGGCGTCGCCTACGTGTGCGCCAGCGCCTACGACCTGGGCAGCAGCGACTACCTGCAGAACCACAGCTTCGAGGTGACCGGCCGCCTGCCGCACCAGGTGGGCGTGATCGACGATGCGAACCCGAAGGACATCCTGTCCGACGTGCTGATCAACGCGCACTACGGCTGCGGCTTCCCGGCGGGCAAGCTGGGCAGTTGGACGCAGTTCTCGAACTACTGCGTGGCGAACGGCATCTTCTTCTCGCCCTGCTACAGCGAGCAGGCGCCGGCCAACGAGGTGGTCGCCAAGCTGACCGACCTGGCGAACACCGCGCCCTACTTCAGCGAAGGGCAACTCAAGTGCGTGCCGCTTGGCGACGCGCAGGTGACCGGCAACGGCGTGACCTACGTGCCGAACGTGACGCCGCTGTACGACCTGACCGACGACGACTATCTCGACGACGACGAGCCGGTGCGGCTGATCCGCAAAACGCCGGCCGATGCCTGGAATCATGTGCAGGTCGAATACGCGAACCGGGCCAACCAGTACAACTTCGAGCCCGCCGAGGCGAAGGACCAGACGGCCATCGATGTCTTCGGCCTGCTGACCGCCGAGCCGATCGTCGCGCACGAGATCGCGCGCACGGAAGTGGCGCGCGCGGTGGCGCAGATCAAGCTGCAGCGCGCGCTGTTCATCCGCAACGAATACGAGTTCCGCGTCGGTTGGAAGTTCTCGCTGGTCGAGCCCACCGACATCCTGACGCTGACCGATGCCACGCTCGGGCTGGACAAGGTGCCGGTGCGCGTGCTGACGGTCGAGGAAAGCGAGGACGGCGGCTTCCTGATGACCGCCGAGGATTTCCCTGCCGGCACCACCTCGGCCGCCACCTATGCGACGCAGGGCGGCGGCGGCTACACGCTCAACACCTACATTGCCCCCGGCCCGGTGAACACGCCGGCGATCTTTGAGCCGCCCAACGGCCTGACCGCGCCCGACCTCGAGGTCTGGGTGGCCGTGAGCGGCACGGTGCCCGAGTGGGGCGGCTGCGACGTGTGGGTGAGCGAAGACAACGCCACCTACCGCAACATCGGCCGCGTCGTCAATCCGGCGCGGCATGGCACGCTCTCGTCGATCCTGGCAACGGGCAGCGATCCCGACGTCACGAACACGCTGGCGGTGGATTTGTCGCCATGTCGCGGCGCGCTGGTGTCCGTCTCGCAGGCCGATGCCGATGACGGCAACAGCCTGCTGTGGGTCGATGGCGAGCTGATCTCCTACCAGAACGCCACGCTGACGACGCAGTATCACTACAACCTCACTTACCTGCGGCGCGGCCGCAACGGCACGGCCATCGGCGCGCATGCCGCCGGCACGAAGTTCGCGCGCCTCGACGAGGCCATCTTCAAGTACGTGGTGCCGCGCGAGCTGATCGGCCGCCCGATCTGGATCAAGTTCACCAGCTTCAACGTCTTCGGCAATGCCACCGAGCAGCTCGCCGACGTGACGGCCTACAGTTACACCATCCTCGGCAACCGGCCGGCCGGCCTGGCGTCGCTGTCAGCCACCGGCGGCATGTTCCTCAACCAGATCGGCTGGACCTTCGCGCAGAACCAGTACGACCGCGACTTCATCGAGATATGGGGCGGCACCACGAACAACCGCAATGCCGCCACGCTGCTGACCTCGCAGAAAGACCCGACCACGAGCTGGAAGCATCCTGGCCTGCCGGCCGCGCAGCAGTGGTTCTACTGGGGGCGCGTGGTCGATACCTCGGGCAACCAGTCCGACTTCTTCCCCGCCAGTCCGACCAACGGCGTGCCGGCGACGACCTCGAGCGACGCCGCCGAAATGCTCGACCTGCTGCAGGGGCAACTGACGCTGGCCGAGCTGGCGCCCGAGCTGGCGAACCCGATCGGCAACATGGCCACCAGCTATGTCATGGTCGCCGACGCGAATGGCAAGATCACCGGCATGCGCCTCGGCGCGGACGCGGAAGGCTCGACCAACATCGTCATGCTGGCCGACAAGCTGACCTTCGTGCAGCCGGACGGCAGCGGCACGCCGCAGCCGATCCTGACCGTCGGCACCATCAACGGCCAGCCCGCGCTCGGCTTCGCTGGCCACCTGCTCGCGGCGGACGGCTCGTTCTCCGGGCAACTGCTCGCAGCGACGGGCGTGTTCACCGGGGCCTTGAGCGCGGCGACCGGCACCTTTGCTGGGCAATTACTTGCCGCGACTGGCGTCTTTGCTGGGTCGCTGCAAGCGGCCACTGGAACGTTCGCAGGGTCGCTGCAAGCGGCCACTGGAACGTTCGCTGGGTCTCTTGCGGCAGGTGTTGTTGATGCCTCCGCTTTCGATGTGATTCGTGAAGAGAAATCTGCCGCAGGAACCTACAACATTGTCGTCCCAGCGTTGAAGGCAGGCTGGTCAAGCATGAAGATGCGGATCACGCTTCAAGGCGCTGGCGGAGGGGGTGGTGGTGGTAGTAATGGTTCAATCTGGGACGGAGAAGGATGGCAATCATTTTTTGGGGGTGGCGGCGGCGGCGGGAAAGGAAGCAAAACAGTTTATGACGAAATTGATTGCACGCCAGGTCAAACAGTATCAGTAACCATTGGCGATGGTGGGGCTCCTGGTGTAAGTGGGTACGACGGAAACTCGACAAGCGGGGCTGATGGCGCAGAAACCTCAGTTATTCATGCCTCGGTTAATTATCCTGTTACTTCAGGAAAAGGTGGTGGTAGGTGTACATCGAGTGCTGTTGGTGCTGGTGGAGTTACGGGTGGCGGCAGCGGTTCTGCTTCAATGTATAGCGGAGTTGGTGGAAACGGTGCGTCTTCGCCGTATGGCGTTGGTGGTCAGGGTGGATATGTTGGTTCGTCTGGCCCGGTGCCTGGTGTAAGTGGCGGCTTGGGGAGTGGCGGCGGTGGCGGCGGTAGTTCGTCAAATTACCTTGCGCAACCAGCCAAGGGCGGACAAGGTTATGCATTGATCGAGTTCTACGACCCGAACACGATCGTCCTGAATTCCCGCTATAGCAATTTGATCACCTGGCTGGACAGCATCGGCCATGGCGCCGTTCCGGCGAGCGCGCGGTGAAGCCATGACGACGATCCGCGAAACCCGCCTCGATGTCGCCACCATGACGCTGCTAAAGCGCGTGATGCCTGATGGTGCGCTGTCCGAGATACCTGTGCTGTGCCATGTTGATGCTGTTGCTGACTCGCAAGACATGAGCATCGACGCCGCGCTGCTGGCTTTCGACTGGACCGGCGCACAGGGTGTGTACGTGCTCGACCGCGCCACGCTGGCGATCGCGCCGCAGGGCATGCCGCCCAGCGCGCACCACGTGTGGGACTGGACCACGCTGGCGTGGGTCGATCCGCGCACGCTTGAAGATCTTAAGGCTGCGCAGTGGGCGCTGATCAAGCGCGCTCGCGATGCCGCCGAGCAGGCCGGGTTCGTGTGGGACGGCAGCAGCTTCGATTGCGACCCGACCAGCCAGTCGCGCATTCAGGGCGGCGCCCTGATGGCGACGACGGCGCTGCTGAATAGCGCGCCGTTCGCCATCGAATGGACGCTGGCCGACAACACGACGCGCACGCTCGATGCGGCGCAGATGATCGCGGTGGGGCTGGCCATGGGCCAGCACATCGACAGCACTCACCAGATCGGCCGTGCCCTGCGCGCGCAGCTTGCCGCTGCGACGACGGCCGAAGAAGTTGCAGCCGTGGAGTGGCCCGCATGAAGCAGCCCCTGATCGCCCTCGACCAGTTCATCAACTGCCTGGTGTTCATCGCCGGCGACGGCTTCGGCATGGCAGACGAGACCATCAGCGCGCGGCTGTTCCGCTGCCATCTGCAGGCGCTGATCTCGGATCGCTGGCATCGCGCGGTCGATGCGCTGATGTTCTGGGACGAGCACCACTGCTTCAAGAGCTGGCGATCGGAGATCGAGCGCCGGCAGCTTCCCGGCTTTTACGTCATCGGAGACCAACAAAATGGCTGAACCGAACTCCACCGCCGTCGGCGCCGGCCTGGCGCTGGGGACCGTGACCCTCACGGGCACGATCTTCGGCATGCACTACGACGCGCTGGCGATCGGCTTCGTGGCGGCGCTGGTGGCCTTGCTGCACATGCCGCCGCGCGACGGCGAGGCGCGCACGCCCTGGCGGGTATTTTCGCTGGTAGGGGGCGCGAGCTTCCTTGCCGGCATCTTCGCGCCGGCCACGGCGCAGGCGGCCACGGCCTATCTGCCCTGGGTGGCGGCGCTGGGGGCCGACCTGCTGCGGGTGACGTCGGCCGCGGTCATCGGCGCCAGCGCGAACGTGCTGATCCCGCTGGCGATCACCTGGGCGACGCGCAAGGCCGGGGGAGAGGCATGAGCACGCTGCTGATCCTCCTCACGATCCTGGGCGCCGGCTGCGTGATCGCGCATTCGATCACCATCCTCAACCGGCTGCACTGGAGCACGCACGAGAAGGGCTACGCGCACTTTCTCGGCTACGGACTCGGCCATGTGGTGCTGGCCGGCGGCGCGCTGCTGGCGGCCATCGACGCGCTGCACGGTGCCTTGAGCCTGGCGGGCATCGTCGTGCTGCTGGCCTGCTCGGCGCTGATCGTTTTTGACCGCAGGGGGCCGCGCAGATGAGCCCGAGCGCCCGTGCCTACGAGATCATCAAGGACTTCGAGTCTTTTTCGGCGAAGCCCTACCTGTGCCCTGCGCATGTCTGGACAATCGGCTGGGGCCACACGCATGGCGTGACAAAGGACACGCCGCCGGTGACGCAGGAGGCCGCGCAGCGGTTGCTCGAGTGGGACGTCGACAACGCCGTGCAGGTCATCCGCCGGCATGTGACCGTGCCGCTCACGCAGGGCCAGCTCGACGCGCTGGCCAGCTTCGTCTTCAACGTCGGCCCCGGCAAGCCGGGCGAGAAGGACGGCTTCGTGTGGCTGAAGAACGGCAACCGCTCGACCATGCTTCGCAAGCTCAATGCTGGCGACGCGCCCGGAGCGGCGGCTGAATTCCAGAAGTGGGTGCGCTCGCGCGGCCAGGTGCTGATGGGCCTGGTCAAACGCCGCATCATCGAACAGTCGGTATTCGAATCGTGATGCCGATCCCGAATGCCGCCGCCATCCGACTCGTCGCACTGGTCGCCGGGGTTGCCGTCGCAAGCGTCGCCGGCTGGGTGGTGCGCGGCTGGAAAGAGGACGCCGCGCGGCTCGACGCCGAGCGCGCGGCGCATGCCACCTACGTGGCCATCGCCGACGGATGGGCCGCCGCGATGCAGGAGATCGGCACGCAGCGCGCCGCCGACCAGGACCAAGCCGCCGCCGACCGGCGGGCATTCGAAAGGAGGTTGAAAGATGCGACGCAACCGCGATCTGAACCGCTGGTGGTGTGCGGACCGGGGCCGGGCCAAGGCGGAATGGCTGCTGCTGGCGGCGCTGTTCGCTTTACTCCTGCTTTTGCAGGGCTGTGGAACGACGCCCTCAATATCGGGCTCCCCGCCGCTCTACGCGCCGGAGGAGGTGACCGCCCAGGTGCCGCCGCCGATCAGCCTCGACGCGACTGACCCGACGCCCGAGGATCTGCTCGACAACCTCGCCGCGAACGGAGAGCAGGCCAACGAGCTGCGCCGCCGCCTGCTGGCCATCCAGCGCTGGGCGAAAAGCATCGGGGCGATGAGGTGAGCAACTGGGAAGCCCTGCGCCTGGCGCTGTGGTTGTTCATGACCCAGCGCAACGGCCAGGGGCCGCGCCGGTTTCTCGGGCTGATCCTGATCGAGTGGCTGATGCTGCTGGGGTCGGCCGCCGCTGCGCTGCTCGGCTACTGGCTGCTGTTCTGTGTCTCGATGCGGGTGGTGTGTTGGGTACAGGGGTGACGTCAAGCCGCCCGCCGGTTTTTCGGTGCCTGGAATCGAACCGCAGCCAATAGCCACGCCGCGTCGCGGAACAGCGTCCATTGCTCGCCGTCCTGGCTGGCCTCGCGCAGCAGGTCGTCGATGAGTTTCCCGAGTGGTGTCGCGGTGTTCATGTGAAGGGCTCCATGGCGCGCCACGCCCAGCGCACGCATAGGGCGGTGGCGATGATGGCGCCGACAATCAGGCCAGTGATGAAGCAGGTCATGATGGCCTCCACTAGAACGGAATATCCTCGAAGTCATTGAAGCCGCCCGCTGCCGGCGCGCTGGTGGCGGGCGGCGTGGCAGGTGTCGGAGCGTTGCTGGCCGGCGCGGCAGCTTTGCCGCCCGCGAATTCCAGGTCGATGATGCGGCCGACGAGTTTCTCGCCGCGCGTGTTGTCCTTGCGCGTGAAGGTTTCGATATGCGGATCTGCGAGGGTGATGCTGACGGCCGTGCCCTTGAGCAGGTGCGGCTTGAGCGCTTCGGCGCGGTCGCCCCAGAGGCTGGCATCAATCCATTGCACCGGGCGGTTGCCCTGCGCGTCTTTCTTGCCGTAGTTGAAGGCGGCGGCGAGGTTGATGACTTTCTCGCCGGAGGGGGTGTAGCGCAGTTCGGCGTCGCGGCCGATGCGGGCAATGCCTGTGAGCAGCATGGTTATCCTTTCAGTTTGTGGCGGGTGACGGTGACGCCGGGCTTCTGGTCGATTACATGAGTGCCGTCCGGCAGGGCGGTGGGCTTGGGTGCTTCCTGGATGAACGCGCTGCCTTTCCCGCCGGTGATCTTCAGGTGTTCGATCTCAACCTTTGCGGTGTTGATGATGGTTTGCGCGAGATCGGAGACGGCGCGGGCGCGTTCGATCTCTATCGGGTTGTCCTTGTTGGTGAGGCCGCGCATCGCGTCGAACAGGGTCTTGCGCAGGTCGGCAATGGTTTCGCTCATTGGCGGGTGTCCTTGGTGAGTTTGTTGATCTTGCGGTTAAGCGCGCCGCGCAGTTGAACGAGCTGGGCGATCGGCTTGGGAAGGTTGTGGTAGCTGTTTCGGCGCATGTTGTCGGCCAGGCTGATGAGCTGCAGGTTGTTGAGGTGGATGTCGGTCTTGTCGCCGTTGCTGAAGATGAGGCGGAAGCCGGGCGGGATGTCGCGCCCGGCCTCGCGCCAGACGATGTGATGCACGGGCACCCAGTCGCGCGGCGGGTAGCCGGTGTCGGTGAGCTTGCGCTGCAGGTAGCCTTCCTTGCTGAGGCGCTCGGCGCCGACGGGTTGCCAGTTGGGCGGCTTGCTGCCTTTTTTGAACCGCGTTTCCGCGCTTCGCCCGCCGGCCGTGAAGTGAGCACCCTTGTTCCAAGTGCTGTGGCCGGGTTTGAAGCGGGTTGCGCTGCCGCGCAAGCCGTCCAGGCGACCGGCCAGACCAGAGGCCAAAAATTCATGGGTCTTCTTCAGGCCAAGCGCATAGGCTTTTTCGTAGATGGCGCGGACGCTGCGGCCCAGGTCGGCGGCCAGTGCCGCCGTGGGTTCGTGCGGGTAGCGCTGGCGCAGCAGATCGATGTCGCGCGCGGTCCATGGGTTGATGTTCAAAAGCTGGCCTTTCATGTGGTGATGTAGTCAAGCGGGCTCATGACGGCGCCGGCGCCGCGGTTGAGCACGTGGGTGTAGATCATCGTGGTCTTCACGTCGGAATGTCCGAGCAGCTCCTGCACGGTGCGGATGTCGGCGCCGCGCTCCAGCAGGTGGGTGGCGAAGCTGTGGCGCAGGGTGTGCGGATGCACGAGTTTCGGGATGCCCGCCGCCCGCGCCGCAGCCCGCACGGCGCGCTGAATCACCCACTCGCCGACATGGTGGCGGCGATAGGCGCCGGTGCGCGGATCCACGCTATAGCTCTTGGCGGCGAACACGTACTGCCACGCCCACTGCTGGGCGGCATTGGGGTATTTGCGCTCGATGGCGTCTGGAAGCTCGACGTCGGCATGGCCGGTGGCTAGGTCCGTGTCATGCATGATGCGCCGGGCGTTCAGGTGATCGCGCAGCTCGTCGATGAGTGAGGCGGGCAGAACGGTCACGCGGTCCTTGTCGCCTTTGCCGGCGCGGATGATGATCTCGCGGCGATCGAGGTCCAGGTCTTTCACGCGCAGGCGCAGGCCTTCGAGAAGCCGCATGCCGGTGCCGTAGAGCAGCTTGACGATGGTGCCCGCCGTGCCATGTACCTGGCGCAGCAAGGCGGCCGTTTCTCGCTGTGTGAGCACCACCGGAAGTCGCTTGCTTTCTTTGGCGCGAACCACGCCATCCAGCCAGGGTAGGTCGATGGCCAGCACCTGTTTGTAAAGGTACAGGATGGCGTGCATGGCCTGGTTCTGCGTGCTTGCAGAGACATTTCCATCACTGGCCAGGTGGGTGAGAAAGGCCTCGACCTCCTGGGCGCCCATTTCGAGCGGATGGCGCTTGCCATGGAAGAAGATGAACCGCTTGATCCAGTGGCAGTAGGTGCGCTCGGTGCTGAGTGCATAGCGGTGCAGTCGGAGCGTCTCGCGGACACGATCCATCAGCCGCGGCGGCTGCGCGGTGGTTGTCGGGATTCGTTCGGCGATCTCAGGCATGATGGTGTTTTGCGGGCAGTGGTGGGTGTTATCAGACAGAATCTGTTGTTGAATTGGAGTTGGGCACCACAAAATATGCCGTCTCTCCCGGCCCGCAATCGCCAATATATTCACCCTCGCCAAGTGTGCGGGCTTTTGCCGGTTTGCACTGCGGGTATGGACCGTCGCCGCATGGCGCAATGTCATCCAATCCGCAACCACATTCGGTATCTGGCTCACATAGCCCGTCCATGTCATTCGCCCGCAGCCATTCCAAGATGATCGTTTTGCAATCCATCATCACTCCTTTCCGGTATCGGTGCCCAACCCTGCATTCGAGCCGACCGCCGCAAGCGGCGTCGGCTCAATTTGAACGTTAGCGGTCATGTCCCGCACCCAAACAGCCCGTAGCAGGCTGCTTCCTCTTCCTCAAAATCGCCACGGTCGCGGCCTTCTTTGGCCCATACCATGACGCCGTGAATCCCCAGCGCCCCGAACCGCTTGGCGCGAAACATCGGGCGGCCTATCTCAACCTCAAGATCATTCACGCGCTCAACCTCTCCGGGCGTCAGCCGCAGGAAGTCGGCTCGGTTCGCGTTCACGCAAGGGCTGCATTCCTTGCTCCGGTGCGGCAGCTTCTCAACACCAGCCCGTTGCAGCAGTGCATCGCGCTCCGCTTCGGTGTGCAGGTATAGCGGGTGCCAGAGCGTGCGGCCGCCGTGGTACTCCGAGTCATAAACAAACTCAGGCGTGTCCTTCCGCGCTTCGCTTTCCTCACGCCGCTTTCCCACCATCACAATCGCTTTGCGTTCCGGGTCGGCCTCGTCCAGCCATTGCAGGAACGGCAGCCCCTTCAAAAACCCGGTGCAAAACTGCTGCTTTCCGTTTCCGGGGAAGCCGTCTTTCATCCGCACCAGTTCGGCCATCCCCATGCTTTTCAGCCGCACGGTGTCAAACCCCATCGCCTTTGCCGCCGTCTCGCCAGCGCCGACTTTTAGCTCCCACCCTGGCGTTGCCCAGCCGGTGTCGCAGTAGGCCACCACCACATTTTTTAGCCCGCGCTCGAAGGCCCAGCGAATCATCGCCATCGAGTCGTTGCCGTAGCTTGCTGAAATCACGTAATCCATCGTCCTCGCTCCGAAACCGCTAACCCGGCGCTCAAGCGGGACCGTCCGCAAGCGGCCGGCCCCTTAGCTCTTCGTTAGATGTCACGGCCCCACCGCACTTTCATCCCCGGCGCTTGGGCCTCTCGCCGGTCACGGTTCTTGCGTATCCAGTCGCCGCTTTTGTTCTCGGCTTCTGCCTTCCATCCTGCCGCCGCATAGATGGTTCCGGTATGCACTTCGCAATCTTGGTAACTCACCAACCTAGCAACGTGCGGCCACTTCCGCTTAATCTGCATTGCCATAATCTTGAGCATCCTGCTCGCCGTGTTCTTTGGCGCATCTGCTGCAATCGCCATGCGCCTGAGTTCAAGCCAGTTACGCCCGTTCAAGAGGCGGGCTATCGGGTCTGTCCAGATCGCGGAAGCGTAATAAATCCCGTCGTGTTCGGCACAAAAGCAAACCAAGTGCCGCACTCGCTGCACGTTGTTTTTCACCACATTTGGCAGCCTGCTGTGCCATAGTTCGTTCAGGCGTATCGCCATGTCTAGCGAAATCTCGCCAACGTGTAATTGGAGCGGCGAGGTCGGAATCGAACCGCCTCCCTCCACTTGGAATAGTGGATGCACAACCCTTATGCTTTCGCCGCTTTGTAGGTTCATTGCTTTGCCATCGAGACATCTAACTCGTCGGTCAACACGGACGCGCCAAAAGCGGCGCGCCGGTTACCTAGTGCGTTGGGCGGCATCAATCCACCAGCATCACGTATCTGGGAGCAATCAGGTACTTGCCGGGCTTGGGCATGAATTCGCGCCGGTACAGTTCGGCGGCGAGGGCCACTTCTCCGGCCGCCTGGGCCTTGTTCCGGGCGTCGTGCATATCTGTCGCGATGATCCAGCCGTCAATCGGAGCGCCAAGAGGTTCAATGTCCGTGATCTTGCTGGCTGTGAGGAACTGTTGTTCGCCGTACTTAATGATGCAGAGCATTTCGTGTCCTTTCGTTTGTTTTGTCATGCCGCCCAACCCGTCGGTCGTGTGGGACCTGCGCAAAAAGCCGCGCAGGCCCCACACCTCAGTCGTTAGGGCGCTCGATGATTTCTGCCGCGCAGTCGTTCGCTTCTTCCATTCTTGCGTCTCGCCTTAGCATCAGGTGTTCGCTTGTTCTCGGGTTCGCGTTCTTGATCGTTTCACGCATTGCTCTGGCTCTACGCCGGCAAACCTCAACGCATCCAGCGCGCTCTTCGCTTACTGCAGCCTCCCATGCGCGGAAGGCAAACGTCTTCTCGTACTCTCCGCCGCCAGAGCGGCAGAACTGGCCGTGCTTCTCCCACCACTGTTCAAAGTCGTTGTTCATTCATCGCCTCCGCGCTCTAACCCGTCGTTCGAGGCGCGACCGGCGCAAGAAGCCGCGCCGTCGGCCTCAACTTTTGCGTTGGGCGCCTTCATGAACGCTATCCAGTGCGTCTTCTGCTGCTTGCCGCTCCGGTGTCCGATCAGCGGCTTCTCCGGCGTCAGTGCCAAAATCTGCGAAACCGGAATCTCGTCCTCGCACCACTTGAAAATCAAAACCCCTTCGGGCCGCAGCACGCGGAAGCATTCGGCAAACCCATCGCGCAGCATGTCCCGCCACTCGCCTTTCAGCGTGCCGTATTTCAGCCCAACCCAACCCGTCGCCCCATTCCGCTCGAAGTGCGGCGGGTCAAAAACCACCAGCGCAAACGCCTCGTCCGGGAAAGGCAAATCCGTAAAGTCCGCTTGGTGGTCAGGGTCAATCACCAGTTCGCGGCTTCCGCCCTTGCTCGAAACATCGGGCAGTGTGTGGCGCTCGCGGCGCTTATCCACAAACACGGCGCGGCTGTCCTGGCGGTCAAACCAAAACATCCGGCTCCCGCAGCAGGCGTCAAGGACTGGCGGCAAGTCGCCCAACACGGCGGTCAAGGCCATCTTTTCGGCCAGTTCGCGGGCAATTTTTCGTTCTGCGTTCATGTTCAATCCTCCACGCCGAACACGGCGTTCGAGAGGGACGCTCCGCCTGCCGGCTCCGCGCCCCTCAACTCAGCGTTAGGGGCTAGGTGCCGCCATGCTGCTGCAACCACTCGCGGAACCTGCCCGTTTCCAAGGGCTGTAACTCTGTCCACACGGCTTTTCACCCCCATCTCAACTTTGCCGATTTGCGGCCGTGCTCCTTGGCACACTCCGGATTCCCGCATAGCGTTGCACGGCGCGAACGTTTCGGCTTGAACATCTCCCCGCAAACTACGCACGTCGCTGGATTTACCTTCCCGTGCCCCCAAGTCCCGATCATCAGGTGTGTCTTTGTGTGGCACTCCTGACATAGAACGGCAATATTCTCCGGCGTGTTGTCTGTCGCATCCCCGTTCTTGTGGTGACGCTGAAGGATCGAATTTCCACCACACATTTCGCATGTTTCCGCCTTGACCTTGCGTTGTGCCTGTTTCCTGCCGCTGTTCTTTTCCATGTGATACCTCCCAATATATAAAGGCATCATAACTCAAAGGGTCAAGGCTTGTCCAGTTCAACGGCCACCCCATGAGCCACTCGACCCACGTCGGGTTCAGCCGGCCATTCTTGGCGTCGCCCTCCACCGCGTAGTCCAGTCTGTCGTTCTCCCGGCTCTTGCCTGTCTTGCGCGTCAAAGCCCCCCCCGAGGAGCCTTTCGCCATCGCTACCGTTGGTGTCGGCCATACTTTCCTCTCGACCTTTGGTGTTGGCCACAATCCAGATTCGTTCCCTTCGGTGGGGCGCTCCGACGTTGTGCGCTCCCAGCACTCCCCATTGCGCATCGAACCCCATCTCGGCCAGGTCTCCGAGAACTCGGTGCAATCCCCGAGAAGTGAGAACTGGTGAGTTTTCCACGAGCGCGTAGCGTGGTCGTACTTCGCAAATGACCCTCGCCATTTCTGCCCAGAGTCCGCTTCGTGCTCCGTCAAGTCCTGCCCCGCCTCCGGCTGCGCTAATGTCTTGGCACGGGAAGCCGCCAGAAACAACGTCAACAACTCCGCGCCACGGTCTTCCGTCAAATTTTGTGACATCTGCAAAGATGGGAAACCATGGAAGAGTACCGTCTGCTTGCCGCGCCGATAAGACTTGCTGGCAATACTCATTGATTTCAACTGCACAGACTGGTTGGTGTCCGAGTAATAGGTCGGCAAGAATCCCGCCTCCAGCGCCAGCAAAAAGGTGCATAGTTCTGAGTCGCTGCAATTTACCGGCCCTCCCACTTGTTTTTCTTGGCGCAGTTCTTCCGGTGCCACATCGGGCGCAAGTTCTCCAGCGCGTTTATTTCCGCAAGCGTAGTCGTCATTGGGAACGACGATATCGGGCGCGAATGATCTATGCTCCATTGGTCATTCCTTTTCCCGTAGTTGTCCCATGACATCCCTGGCTCGAAATGCGATTCAAGATGAGCCCGCAATTCCTCAACCGAATAACCGAGAAGCGCAGCAGTTCTGTCTGTCTTGTTGCGCAAACACCTTGCAATGACCGAGCAACAGAAGACAGCAAGGCGCTTTCTGACTTCAACCATCGGATCGATCTTTCTGCGAGAGAGGCGCAGCACCGTCCCGCATGCACGGGAACAGGTTTTGCATTCAGGTCGAGATGGGAGAAATTGCATTCCGCAGACCGCGCAATCGCGGGTCGCCTTCTTTGTCTGAAGAGCCCCGCGACAAGAGTTTGAGCAGCATTTTTGCACGCTCCCCTTGTCTCGTGGCTTGAATGACTTCCCACATATAACGCAGCTGCGCTCTTCGCCGTATCGGTATTTTTTGTCCATGCGACAATTTTACGCTGATATGTAAAAATATCAATAGCGCACGTCATCCCAAACCGGGAAAGGCGTGAGTGTCCCGTCGTTTTGTCTGGCCAGTAGTACGCTTCTGGCGTATGGGTCAATCTCGCAGGCGCAGACGGTGTGCCACCCGAGCAGCCTTCCGCCGAGTATTCCGCCACCAGCCCCGCGAACAGTGCCAACTCATTCACTCTTTTCCTTTCTCTTGCCGTCCCGCCAGAGCCGACTTTTCGCCCCTAACAACCGCATCGAGCGGGACGCCCGGCGATAAAGCCGCCGGGCGCCCCTCATGCGGAGCGTTGTTCCCCTCGGGTGCCGTCTTGTCAGCGCCGACTTTCTGGCACGGCTCGAACGTGCAGCGATGATCGCGCCACTTGGCATCGTCGGCGCCGTTGTCGTTCATGACAGCGACCAGCTTGCAGCCGGATTTGACCGGCGACATGGCGATGGTCTTGGACTTCTCGCTCATGCCGCCTTCCTCCATGCCTTGCGGTTGATGTAGTCGGCAACCGCTTCCAGTTCGGAAATAGTCAGGTTGTCGAGCATGGCGACGACACCGGACTTTGCTTGGCGCCAGATGGCCGGCTCATCCGCATCAAGCGACGATGCGTTTGGCGAAGGCGGCGGGTTGTTGCGCATGTACTCTGCCGCGAGGTTCGGCCGCGATGCCGGCGGCTCATTGACTACGCAAGCGGCGGCCTGCGCTTTCCGTTCAGCCTCGGCACGTTCCGCCTCGCGCTTTGCCTCGGCCTCCTTCTGCTGCTGCACGCGCACGGCAACCAGGTTGGCGAAGTCCGTCCGTTCCTTGGTGCATACATGCGGGAAGTCCGGGAACAGTGCGGCATGGTTGCCCATCGCCTTGCGGTTCGACTCGATACGGTCGGCGATCGCGCTGGTTGCTATCTTGGCGCGCGCCAGTTCGGTATCGCAGGCATCGCGCAGGCTGGCGACTGACTTCTTTCCCTTGATGGCCGTGGCGAAGTCGGCCGCTGCCGGTGAAATGATCGGGCAGCCGTTGAACCAGCCGATGCGCTCGTTGAGGTTCTTGACGTGTTCGGCCAGCTTCGCCTGCGCGTCCTGCATGATCTCGATGCGGATCGATTCTTTGCGGCTCTTGACGCTCTTATCCAGTGACAGCCGCGCGCTACGGATCAGTTCGGAAATGTGCCGTGCCGCGCGGAATACTTCATCGATGCTCGCGGCCTGTGCCATTGCGGCGTCGAGTGCCGCCTGAATGCGGCTCTCGGCTTCCGAGCATTCCTTTACGGCGGATTCGGCATCGGCGAAGTCTTGATCGGATTGAAGCTCTGCGGCTTTCGGCAGGCGGTCGAGGAAGGCTTGCGCGCCGGACTGGAAGGCATCGAGGTTGCACGCGACGACGCGGCCTTCGACTTGCATGATCAGCGCACCGAAGCCGGCGACAGGGGAGGCGATGACTTCCGGCGCAGATTCCTGCGGAACATATTCGGCCAGATCGGCGGCAAACTGCTTCCATCCAGCAATCAGTTGCGCGCGCCGCTCTGGCTGCGACGTGTAGGTAAAGCTGACCGTGCGTTCCGGCGTTCCATCGGATGTGGTGAAGATGATCTTCTTGCAGCCGCTGGCAATCGCCTGTTGCTCAAGCTGCCAGTAGTAGTGCGGCTCAAGGGCTTCGTTCAAGATTTGATGTTCAAGGGTCTTGCTGTAGAGCTTGCATTCCCACCCGAAACACTCGTCCATCGTCAGCCCGTCCATGCTGGCGAGCAGCGGAAGTCCGTCAATCTCAACGGATACCGTGACCGGGTAGAGGTCTTCGCCGATCTGAGCTTCGATCAAGGGACGTGCTGCGGCTTCTGCCTCATGGCCGGCGTCGAAAAGACGCTGCTTGGCGGCGTCGACTTCCTGAGCAATGCCGGTTGCTTTCTGCTTGAGAAGATCAGAGCGAGAGAGGTACTTGCTTTCCCCCATCATGGCCGGTGCCTCGCTGGCGGTGAAGTGGCGCGCCCGTAGTTCGTGCCATTCCGCGCTTCCCTGCTGGATGCCTTCGTGGATTGTTTTTTTCATGATTCCATCGTGTTGTTGGTGGGGCGACGTTGATCTGCCAGCGGGAACCCCCACCAGCCGCCGCCCCGTTGATCGTCAGCCGATAAGCTCGTCCTGCCGCTTGCGGTAAATCGCCGTCAGTTCTTCGCGCTTGGCAGGATCAGCAACCTCGCCGATCAGGTCGGCCGCCACCTGGAGAACATCAAGGTCTTCGGCCTTCTCCAGTTTGGTCTTGATCTGCTCGAACAGGTCGGGCGCAGGCGCCGGCTCGCGGATCGCCTTCTTCTGTTCTTCGCTCAATGTGTTTCGACTTGACGCCATAGCGATGATCTGGTCTGGCGATTTGCCTCTAGCAATCGCTTGCCGCCAGCCCGGAATGTTCTTCTCGAAGTCCGCCTGCGAAAGCGGAGCAAGCTCCTTCCGCCCCGGCGTCTGCGAAGTGCCATCTTCGGCAAATGCCTGCTCCGGCGTGGTGTCACCATCCCTGATTGCAGTCAGCAGGCCGAACAGGACAACCAGATCATCAACTGCGATGTCGGCTACACCATCGCGCCCGAGCTTGGAAAGAATCTGCGCCTCGGTGACGCCGTAAATCTGGAACTGCTTGATGGCCTCGGCGCGCTTGTTCGCCAGCGTCTTGATGTCGCCGGCAACGACAGCGCGCGCCTTCTGGTATAGCGTTTCCCAAAAGGCTTTCGGCACGCCCTTGAGGATGGCATTGCGCAACGCGATAGAGCAGGCGGCGTTCGCGGTGACGCCGATCATGTCGGCGCTGAACCGCCTGCCTTGCTTGTTCGTGATGCGCCGCTGAACCTCGTAGGTGATGGCGACGTTGCGCTCAAGGTCGTGAAACACGCCTTGCGCTGTCACGAACTCGCCGGAGTCATTGACGACGCGGGCGCCGGCCCGGCAGTTGCCCCATGCTGATGCGACGATTTCGCCGAATCGTGCGCTGGCCCCTTCAACCACCTTCCCGTCGCGCGGCAGGGCGTAGATGCACTGCTGGGCGATGGATTCGTTGAGCGTGACCATTGCCGTCGCCTCATCGACAAAGCGCTTGATGGAGCGCGGGTAGCGCTTGGCTGTGGCGATCTGCTGGTCGATCTCGGCGCGCGAGATCATCGCGACCATGCTTTCGTCCGCGGCCATCGACTGAATCTCGCGGCCTTCTTCGAGTGTCGATGCGTTCATTGTCTTGCCTCCTTGGTTGGTTCGTTTCGCCAGTCGCTTTTCATCGGCCGGCCTTTGAGTTTTGAAATCTCACCGTTGCGCACGGTGATTGACTTGCCGCATTCCTTGCAGCGATAGCGGATGGCATCGCCCCTGTCTTCGTGGCGGTAGAGCATCCCGCCGCACGCGCACATCTTCATTTCAGGAACCATTTCTTCAAGCCTAGTTTTCCAGTCTCGTGCCGTAACCGTCCATCCGCTTCAAGTCGATGCGCAACTACCCTTGTGTGCGCCGTTGTGATCCGCATGCGCTCGGCAAGCTCTTGAAACGTAATGCCTGGCCGATCCGTTACGAGTTGCATCATGCGGTTCTCTGTTCCGGCGATCTTCCGCGCTGACTCGGCTGCTTTCGCGTCCCTGAGTGCGGCGAGCCTCCGACTGTTTCCTTCCGAGCGCTTGAGGTCTTTGATCTCGTCGAGCGTAGGAGGCGGGCGCAGTGACAGCGTGCCGATGAGTGTTTGCCAAACCTGGCTCATAACGGCAACACCTTGCATTCGTATGCCTTCTGCGTGTCCGGAAAGTAGAAGCCTTGCGCGCCGCTCATGCAGTCGCGCAGCACCTTGGCGTAGGCTGCCTCGCTGTCCAGTTGGCGCTGTTCCTTGATGCGCTGCTCCGTTTGGTATTCGATTTCTCCTGCAATGCCATAGGCCAGCAGCAGGGCAGCAATCAATCCAACATTGCGCCAAGCCTCAATCCTTGATTTGCGTGTTGCGAACCGGAAGGCAATCTGATCGCGCCAGGAAAGGTTGTAACGGCTCACTTTGAAACCTCCTTTGCGCCGGCCATAAGTGCCCAGGCAAGGGCCAGCAAGATGATGTAGGCGAGTGGGTAGGTCATGATTCGCACTCCTGTCTGCGGGTGAAATTAGCGAATGCGGCGTCTATTCCATTCTCGCGCGCTTCATCAACCAACAACCGGGCGGCCAGATCGCGCGCCGCATTCCGGTAGGCGCGCTGCAAGTCGACGCGGGTGATGTCGATCTCGTCCTGAGTGCCGCGCAGGATGGCGTTGCGGGTGCGCGTCGTCACGTCGAGCAACTGCGGGTACTTGTCTTCGAGCGTGTTCAGCCAGCGATCACACGCAAGAATCTCCGATGCCTTCTCGCGGACGGCTTCGAGGCGGGATTGCTCGCGGTCTTCCTCGGACAGATGACGGTTGATATCGCTGGCGAGGTTGTCGCGGAGCGGATAGGCGATGCGCAGTGCGGCGGTGCAGTTCATGGCGACCTCCAATTAGGTTCAAGCGGGCCGCTCATTCCGCTCGTGCCGTGCGGGTGCGCATTTCCGAGGCGCACTCTGGCCGGGACTGACGCGCCCGGAGCGGGGTTGCGGTTGCGAGGGCAGGACTCGAACCTGCGACCTGGTGGTTATGAGCCACCCGAGCTGCCAACTGCTCTACCTCGCGTCAATCTGTGTTGCCTCAGCCCGGTGGTGGCCTTGTCCGTGCGCTGCGTGTCGGCGGTGCCATTGACGCTTTGCCGGGGGCGCTTCCTCTCTCGGAGGTTTTGCCTTGCTGATGGGTGCAGATTACGGAAAACCGTAGAGAATGTCAACGGAAATCCGTAACGTTTTGCCGTTGACATGAGCTACGGTATTCCGTAGCATTGGCGCATGGACTGGAAAACTGGAATCGAAAACCTGATGCGAACCCGCTCCGTGGCTGAGATCGCCATCGAGTCCGGGCTTTC